GTCATTCCTAACGAAACAGCCCTATCAACAGCTTCCTGTATGTCTTCGGCTTTTTCTATGTCAGTCATAATTTTACTACCTCCGCAACTTTCAAGTCTTCGAATGACTCGCCAGTTTGGAGATACTTCAACTCTCGCAACTTTGCTTCCACGTCCTCTCGTGACAACTCAGGCTTGTGGGGATGGTCAATCTCGTACTGAATCCCCTGTGCCTTTTTCTGACAGCGGTTAGCGAAGTCGTGCTTTATCTCGCGCTCGTTGACGAACTTCATGGTGGTGGTCTGCACAACGTCTTCCCCGTTCAAGAACTGCACGGTTACGTCAATGCCATTCTTTACGGGGGTGCGTCCTGTTTCTTTGTATAGAATAGCCACTTATTCTTCTCCTATGTACTCGCTCGTGTCCTCACCAAAAGTTGAAGTTCCAAAATTGGCAGAGTCAATGTACTCAACTACATTGCTTCCACTTCTTCGGTCATACTGTGCAGCAAGAGTCAAATAAAATTGTGCCCTCTGGTTCTTGTTAATAGAAATATCACCCTTGCCTAAGCCAAGAGACATAGCTTCTCTTGCATATTTACTTGCAAGGCTCCTACAGCCCATGGCAGCCGCATCAAATATATCATCTTCAGCCTCATCTATTAAGGCATCAAGGTCTGCATCTTCAAACCAGTAATGGGTCTCAAATACAGCAGAAACCCCGCTTCCAGCAAAATCGTAAAGAAGTGTACGCAATCTTCCACAGTCAGTAGTTTGGTCATGAGTGTACGCCATCTTATTTCTCCAAACTTATGTTATTCTTATTAGTCAAGTTTCTTTTTCTTTCTCCCAGACTTTTCTTCGCCTTCATCTGGAGTCAAAAGCCCAATAAGAGTACCCAACTTCTGGTTTATCTGCCTAAGATAAATTGTAGAAAGCATCTGATAAGCATAGGCAGTTATCTTTCCACTACTCATAAACATACGCATAACCTTCGGGTCATTAAGAAGTAAATCAGGCTCATCAAGATAACTAACCCCATCCTTTCCCCTTAAATCCGGCTGTCCAAGAAACTCCTCCCGAATATCAGTTGGAGCTTTCTTTGGCAACTCTTCTTTGTGTGCTCCCAATAACTCTTCTTCTGTCTTTGGAACTTTCTTTTCCTCTTCTTCTGTCATTTTACTCCTCCTTCTTTTTTACATTTGTGGTGCAAAAATGCCTTGTCCATCTTCCTGCTGTTTTTGCCTCTGTTTCTGAACTTGGGCAACCTCTTCTGGAGTTAAGAATTGTCTTGTCTGCATGTCAAATCCCCAGTCTTCAGGAATTCCAAGCTTCACTTTCTCCCTAAGAATTGTTACCTCAATCGACAGGTTCACCTTGTCCATCTCGTTCATCAATGCGTTCAGTTGAGCGTTTCCTTCTTCTGTAATCTTTTTCATTAAAATCCTCCTTCTTGGTAATGGTATCAAAGGCCAAATGTTAACTAACTGTTCAAACGGAAGTTTGAACCTTGGATAATAGTAAGCCGAATCCTGGAAATACTTAAATGCCTGTGTTAAGTTTTTAACCCCAAGCTTTGCCATAGCCACATTGTAAAACATTGTCCATGCAGGTGTCATTCCATCATAAGACAATAGCATCCTGTCTGCGTACCGTTCTGCCAAGTCTGGAAATCCAGCAGAATATCCTTGAATTGCCCTATCAAGAAATATAGTTTCCTTCGGGCAATATTCCATAGCCTTTAGCAACGAAAACTCTTTTAATTCTGAATCCCCGAGGAACAGGAACTTCAAGAAGTAGTAATTGCCTATGTTTGGTTTCCATACTCCCTCATAAAGCAATGCAATAAAAGAAGCTATTATTACAAGAGTTATAATCCAACTTGGAGTAAAGGCCATAACCTGAATATCTGTAGTTATTGCTTCCATCATAGCCAATGCAAGAAAGAACAACAAAGACGAAGGTCCAAGTCTTATTGGGAAAAAGAAAAAGGCATTAATAGCAATACAAACAAACGCTGATAGTATGGCTGCCACAAGGATAAAGCTTTGTATATCCGGAATTGTGTTTAAGTAAATCCTTACATTGTTTACTACTACACCCATTATGAGAAGGAATAACAACCCTCCTATTAATCCACCTTCCACAAAATTTTCGATGTAATCATTGTGGACTTCCCTTGGCTTTGGCATATGATAACATGGACCTAAAAACTTCCCATCCTTATCGTGCAGTTTCGCCTGTGCTTGGTAAACCTCTTTCCTGTAAGTCCTTAACCCAAACCCAAATAACGGGCGTTGCCTTATCAGTTCTATCCCTGCCTTCCAGTAACGAAACCTGTATTTTAGGTGTGCAATAAAATCTTCTTGGTCTTCGTTCTCAGTATCTAACATATAGCAAAGCGGGTCATTCTCGTTAGCAAGCCTTTTCCCAATATTACTTCTCCTGTATCTTCTGAAAAACTTTATAATTCCTATTACAGCAACCAATCCAACAAGAAACGAAAGAACCTTGAAAGAATCTAAGCCCCATAACCATTTGCTGAAATCTAAAAGCAACCCCCTTTGTCCAATTATTATAAAAAACATTATAGCTGAAGCAATCAATCCAAGATAAGCGGCCCTACATTCAGATACGTGAATCCCAACAATTACTACAGCAAAACAAATCCAAAACCAGTGGCTAACAGCTAACGAAAGATAAACTACAAATGGCAATGACGCTGAAAGATACCCAGCAAAAAACGTTGTATTTCCTATTGTTCCTATCGGTCTCGAATCAACATAGTTTTTATTCCTAAACCATTTTGATATCTCACTCATTGGTTTCTCGCCATACATGTCTTTCATAGAAACAAGTCTTTCAGGAAATATTGGGTCTATTCTGTATTTCTGTAGAATCCCATATATAGCATTAAACGTAGCAGATAAGCACACAGCCATAGCAACAGCATTCAGCAATTCCCTTTCCCGGAAAATAACCAAGCAAATAACAAACCCAACAAGGTATGAAAAAATTAAAGGTAAATCACGAAGAGAATTATGAGGAACTGTTGACCAAAACTGAGTCAGGAATAAATAGAATAAATATACAATAGCAAGTACCGCAATGAAATCTATAGGGAATACCCCTCCCCTACTGAAACAGATAGTAGCCAAACCAACACCAAAAGCTGTCAGTCCGATTTGAGGTAAGATGAATCCATCCATAAGCTTCATAGGGAAAAACATAAGCGGCCCTATTACTACAGCGAACATCATGCATAAAGTTATAAGTTCCAACCAAAGCCCCCTTCTGACTAAAAGTTAGAATTTAACCAATTACTAAATGCCCATAAAACCCTACAGGCTTGTGAAATCCCACATAACCAACTCTCAAATATGGAATAGCAGTCAATGGTTCTGTAGTTCCATTTCTACCCCATATAAGATTTACTATATGCCTTCCGTTTCCAAGAACTCCATTCACAGATGTCCCACCATGTAACTGTATTGTAGCCCCACCAGCAGCTACAGGAGTATAGTGTTTGGTTGTGGAGGATGGATTTACACAGGCACCTACCCATACAGCTAAAGACCCGCCTGAGGTTATGTTTAGCTCAAGCCAAAGACGCTTTCCGTCAAACCATTTGTTGTGAAGGTCTATAAGGTCGGTAGTTGCTGCAGTTGTGTTTCCGGTAAGTAATAATGGATTTGAAGTTCCACTCTTTTTTAATTGCTTATAGAACATTCTCTTCTCCTTGATTATTTATAGTGTGACAGGAAAAGCAAGCTATCCACTATATGAAAAACGGGAGGTAGCCAAACAGGTTTGACCCCTATTTAACTACTCTCCCGTGTTGTTGTCTTACGCAGGACCATAAGCCAGCCAAGAAGCTGAAACTCCCTTAAGCAAACAGATACCGGGGGTTGGATTTCCTGCACCATCAATAACATAAGTAATAACAGTAACAGCCCCACCACCACTCTTAATATAAGAGAGAATTCCTGTAACAGCTGATGTAGCAATCGAGAGCGCATTGAGTGATTCAAAAGTTAGAGTAAACGAAGAAATGCCAGAAAGTCCGGTTAGAACCTGCATAGCATTGCTTGCAGCACCAGTACCCCAACTAACGGCACTTGCTGAGTCTATAATTCCACCAACAAGCTTATATCTCTTTGCACTTGCTCCTACAGCCCAATTACCACCATCGTTTACTCCTTGGTAGTCAATTGTTACTCCAGAAGGACTTGTTTTATAGGTTACACCTGATTGTGCTCCCCTTTCCCCAAGCCTTGTCCCACGACCAGAATGTCTTGACCTCATATTATTAGTTTCCTCCTAATTAAGTTAAAGTGGTGGCGGGGGAGAAAACTTAGCCACCTCTCCACCACCACTTTATTTTGTTAACTGCCTATTAAATTAGGCAGTATTTTTGTAAGCGTATTTCTCGTTCACACCTGCAATAGCGCCGTAGAAACGAACTTTATGCTGGCTCTTAATGTCTCTCGTCCACTCATCAGAATTCCCAATCTTCCTGGTAAATGTCTGAAGAGGCCATACTTGCAGCCACCAAAAAGCTCTTGCAAAATCTCCAGCGTACCAAGTCGTAGCACTTCTCAGGGTAATAAACGGAGAAGAAAGAACCGTAAACTTTCCCTTGAAGAAGTTAGCCGCATTCTCAGCAGATTCTGGAGTCAATGCGGAATTAGCTAACTGCCATGCCTCGACCTCAAGGTCTGAAGGAACCAACACAACCATTCTTCCTTTCGGAATGTAGATGAAGTTATCATACTCTGAGTTCTCAGCATCGTTTCTCTGCATCTGGATAGTCCTATTAAGAGTCTCCATCCCGCTTTCACCGAATGAGTTACTCGAAATAAGATTCTGATTACCAGCAGAGTAAAAAGCAGTGGCAACCCCTGAAGGTCTCCACACGTTAGAGTTTAGGTCTTGAACACCCTCAACAATAATCTTCTCCTTATACTGTGCAGCAGCCTCACCGATTTCCATAGCCCGTGTAAGAATCTGTCCAGTCTGGTCAAACGCAACCATTTCCTCAGATACGGAAATCGTGCGACCATACTTGATATTCTGTGCGGTCACGTACTTTTCAGTAAGTGTTGAATCACTATAAGGGTGCCCCTCCGGAACTTCCATTGGGGTTTCTGCAGCCGTAAACCCAGCGATAGTCTCAACCTTCTGCTTGGAAGTGACTGTCGTGGTAAGCTGCTCGCCAATCGTCTCGATGCCTTCATAGCCTTCAATCATCTTGGCGTTAATAAGCTCCCCTGTGATTTTTGGAAAAGAGTCAGAGACTACTGCTTCAGCTACGTCCATTCCAGGGTGAGTTGCTTCCCAGATTTCCAGAAGCGAGAAATCTTCCGGCCTCAACTCTTTGCTCTTAAGAGCTTCCCTGACTACCTGAAGAGCACCTCTTTCCCCTTTCGACTCGATAATATCCCTCAGAGGAGTTCCAGTGCTATTTCTAAATGACATTTTCTATTTCCTCCTATGTCCTTATATTGTTCCAAACCCCCAAGGAGTCTGGATTTGAACCTTTGCTTTCAGAGCATGGGTTTTGTTCTCTACAAAATAACCTATTGCCCTGTTTGTAAACTGTGTAACCATTACTTTCTGATTGAACATGTTTGAATTTTCTGATGTTCCGCTTGGGCTTGCCTTGTAACCAATCTTAACTGTTCTTGCTGGTTTCATATCAAACTCGAAAACCCCCGATGTGGCAACTGAGATTTCTTTAGTTGGGCAGCTTGGCCCACCATCCTTGTCGTCAAGTGCTACACCTAACAGTCTCGATTTTACTAACGTCTTGTTGTATTCCAAACTCGTTCCAGCAGCTCTTAGTTTCTCTAACGGAAATCCAGTATTACTCTTAGTAGAAGTGCCATTGAGCCTTAAAGAATCAGCATTGTCGTAGAAAATCAAATCACCAACGTTCACTGTGGTTCCACTGCCAAACGTAACTTTAACTTGATTCTTTTCCCCACTAACATAGCGATTAACATTAAGACCCATTTACTATCCCTATTAGGTAGCAAGTCCACCAGGAGCGTACTTTCCACAAATACGAAAAATTACATTGCTAACCCCGCCAACCTGATGTTGCATACAGTATCCAAGATAAGCGGTTGTCCCACTGTGATTCTGAACGCTAATATACTGATTAGAACTTCCAGTCGTTGCACCAGCTGGAGTCACTGCTGAAACTTTTATCCCAATTGAAGTTCCAGCCCAAACTGAAGCCGCCCTATTAACCGGGTAACGAGCCATTCCAGTAGAAGCAACTGAAATATCGCAAGTTACACCAGAAGGAGAACCATCAATAGCTACACCCAAGAACCAATTCTTCAAAAGGGCGAGAACACCCTTTGTAGCAGCTTGAGTAACATTGCTGAACGGATAGGCATAATAATCCGCCTTCTGCCCAGATTTACTACCAGAAATTGTAGTAACTCCAGCAATGACTATAAAGTCTCCAGGCTCAACAGTCTGGTTTCCCTTAACAGGAACTTTGATTTCGTTAAGTTCACCACGTACTATTCTGTTTTGTCCTGACATTTGTTTTACTTCCTCCTATTCTATTAGGTTGCAACTCCACCAGGAGCATACTTTCCTCTTACTGCGAATATAACACTACTTGCCCCACCAGCTTGGTCTTGGGCACAGTAGCCAAGATAAGCCGAAGTGCTTCCGTGTAATTGCATTCTTACATGTTGAGTAGATACCCCACTATTAACCCCAGTAGGAGTTACACACGAAATCTTCAATCCTACTGTAGTTCCATAAACAGAAGCAGTTGGATTATAAAGTGGGTATCTGAAAAACCCCGTCTGGGCAACTGAAATGAAATTAGTCACACCAAGCGGAGAACCATTCATGGCTACACCTAAAAACCAAAGGCGAATCGCACCGACTACGCTTTTGGTAGACAAGTGAGTAACCGAACTTAGCGGATAAGCATACAAGTCAGCCGAACTTACATAGGAGTTACAAAACGTCTTTGTAACTCCACCAAGTATGATAAAATCGCCGGGGTTAACAGCTACATTACCATGAACAGGAGCTTTTGCTTCGTTTGTTTCACCTCTTAGATAACGATTCTGTCCTGCCATTTGAATTACTACCTCCTATGCGATTTTAATAACGCTCTTTCTGAGCTTTCTTAGCTTCGATAAAGCCCTTGACCGTCTGCTCAGTTACCTCTTTCCCTTCGTTCTCTTTCTCTTTGAACTCATCACCGGAACCAGAAACCTTACCAGTGTCCTTTCCTTCATAAGCATTCCTGCGGTCTTCGATAAGCTCTTTTACCTGATCTTCCATGGTAACGGTCTCATCGTCTTTCTTGTACTCCTCAACCTTCATGAGACTTGCAAACCAAACATTGGAAACAGCTTCCTTTGGAAGTTTCGCCTCGGAAATAAGCCCTTGAATCTTGCTTCTTTTCTCAGCAACTTTTTCCTGAAGCTCAACCTTGTCCAGCTTTTCTTTAAGGTCTGAGATTTCCTGCTCAAGCGTAGTAACTCTTTCCTCAAGTTTTCCTTTCTCTTCCTTAATTGAAGCAATCTTTTCGTCTTTCTTCGTAAGAGCTTCTTGAGCATCCAGAAGGTCTTGCTTCATCTTCTCTACGTTCTCTTTTTCCTTGTATTCATTGATAATGTCTTCGACAAGACCGGAGTGGTCTTTCTTCAACATGTCTAATGTGATTTCCATCATATCTTCCTCCGTATTTTTTGTTAGCTGTTCTTTGATTCCAGACAAACGCTTTTTAACCTCGCCGTCCAAATCAGCAAAAATTGCCATTATTTTCTTTTTCTTTTCATCAATAGAAAGTTTCTCATCATAGAGCACCCTTTCTATCATCCCATTTGCCGTATATGTTACGTCTTCAATTTCTCTTTTTACTTTATCGTTATCCAACTTATCCTGGATAACCCCCTCTTGTACAAACAAAAGTTCCACAAGTTTCTCAACAGAACCTGGGACCACAATTAGTCTTGCATTTGATTCACAAACCTTATCCATCACAGATTCAAAAAGACTTCTCGTTGTCGCTGCATTCGCTACCAAATCAACAGAACGTAAAGTGTCAACGTCCTCTACACTTTCCATACCCTTCTCATCAGCAAACACCTTAACCCTTGCGTTTATACTCAATCCCATTCCTTCAGGCTGGAGTGTAGCAACATCACGAAGCAAGTCCCAATACTGCTCCCTTACCTGAAGGTCTGCAAATACCTTCTTGCTTTCTTTTCTTGGATTGCGAAACACACCAGCCCAATCTCTTACATCCCTTACTCCATCCCTCTCTTTTAGCTCAGACTTCGTAGGATGGTTTAAGTACATTTTAGAACCATTAACCAAGGAAGTAAGAGATTCGATTGCACGTTCCTTATAGATTCTGTTGTTAGCTGATTTGTCAGTACCAAAAGGACAGACACCTTTTATTGTTAGATTGTCTGCGTCAATGGAAGCTTCCGTAAAAAAAGGACCATCAAATGACTCTATTAAGTCTCTAACTTCCATTCCACTTTCCTCCGCTCAAAGCCTCAAGCATTAAGCTCTTTTTAACGTTGCTTCCCTTTTGACAAGCAGGAAGTGTAGGCCAATTCCTACATACACACGCCTTAATTCCAGAAGGATTCGGGGCATTGCGAGCATAAGCCAAAGCTGCAACCGCCCTTTCTCTCGTATTTATAGGAAATGAACCTTTAGGTGCCCCACCAGAAGGTCCACAGAACTTTGATACTCCTTTATACTTGCCAACGTTACTCCCACCGGGCTTGTCTTGGGGTTTGTCGGCAAGCAATTTATCAGCAAGACCCTGTTCTACAAGCTCTTTCCAGTAGTCATCAGGGTCTTGACCTTCCTTGCCCTCCAACCAAACTTGCGTTTCTTTTTCCATTTTCGGTTATATAAATACAAAAACAGTCAAAAGTATTATTATTTATAGCTCTGAAACTTTAAGTATTCTCCTGTCAGTAGCCATTTTATCAAACTTAACTTTACCGTCAGACCAAAGCTTATGTCTTTTTGGGCCAAGAATCTTTTTTTGGATATTAGCGTCTTGAGTTTTCAACCACTGTTGATAGTTCATTGTTGCTGGAACCTGCCCATCAAAAGCTGCCCTTGTTCCTGGAGGAAATTCCTTTGCGTTTGCTCCTAACTCTTTCCACGATTTAGTAACAGGCACGTAGCAACATCGACACATCGGATGCAATGGAATTTGTGGCCCAGTATGGTCAGCCATACCTTCAGCAAAATTAAATGTTCTCCCATCCAGACTTCCACATTGGAGACATGTTCTCCTGTCAAGAGTAGCACAAAACTGAACACCCTTCAAAACTTCTTGGGAAGCATTATACAATGAACGTTGAACCTGATTGCTTACGTACTGGATTTCAGAACGGGCGATCATCTGCATCCTATTTCTAAGTTTCTTTCCCGCAAGTCCTGTTATCCCGATATTAGGATTCCCCAAAAGCCTTCTCGATGCCCTTACCAAATCTTCCCCGGATATTACTGACTGAATAAGCTCCTGCTTCATCAGTCTTACTGCTTGGGCGTTACTCCAAAGAAGCTTTTCCCCTATATGCTCTCCAAGTAACGGATTGGCAATAGCATAATCCACATGGGCATAAGGAACTGTCATTAGCTCTACACCTATTGTGGCAAACTTATTACTAAGCATTGCTGAGTAGTATTCCTGTTCCGCAAATGCCACGTCAATAAGCGTTTGGTCGAGCTTTCCGGAAGCTTCCAAAGCTGCTGCATCCAATACAGCGTTTACTTCTGCTAACTGGGCGTTTAGCCTTTGCAGTCTCCAGTCAAGAGTGAATGTGGATGTTGCTGCCACCTCACCGCTTATTATCTTCTCAAGGCTCTCTATCTTTGCAAGTATCTCCTGCTTTGCCGTGTTGTATGGAACCATTAACTCCTTTATGGTTCCGTTTTGTACCCTTGCAAGATAGTGTTGCCTTAAGAGTATCTTGTCTCTAAATTCTTCTGTAGCTGAAGGCATTAGTCGGAAACATTCTTATACGTATTAATAATTATATTTTAATATAGTTCTTGCCAATACTCTCTATTAAAATTAGCTCTACTATTACAGCTTAAACAAGTAGTAATTATATTTTCTGGTTCGCAGTTTTTCTTGTTATAATCAATATGGTGAGCACAAAGAACATCAGAAGTTTTCCAACACTCTGGATTTCGACACTTATAATCATCTCTTTCAAACACAAAATATCTAAAATCATTAGTCCACTCTAAACAATATGGTTCAAATGACAAACCACCTTTCCAAGGGGGGTGATTCTCCGGGTTTGCTAATCTTTTTTTCGCAGAGTTACTCATTTTTCTTCTTGTTTCTTTATTTGGAAATCTACCTTTACTTTTTTTACCTACCTTTTTTCTAACTTCTGGTCTTTTAGATGGGTTAGAATCCCCATACATATTTTTCATTCTTTTTTGTATAATTTCTTTAGACTGCTTCTTTCCAATACTTGCTTCTCTCATTTTTTCTATGGATTCTGGTTTATGAGTCTTATTATAGAAAGGATTATTTTTACCTGAAGTAGCTTCAGATATTTTAGCTCTTGTTTCTAAACTTGATTTCTTACCTATTCTTGACTGTCTTATTTTTTCTTTAACATCATCTCTTTTTGCTGGATTGTTAACTAACATAATCTCTTTTACTATTCGTTTCTGTTTTTCACTTTGTTTACAACCTCTTCTATTATGTCCACCAACAAATCTTCTTTTAACAGGTTCCCCACAACCGCATTTACAAAGTTTCTTGCTCATATTCTTTTTCTATTTCCTTTATCCTCTTAATCAATCTACGAACAGATTCCATGTCATCCTTTTCAATAGCCTCTTCCAGTTCAGACATGTATTGATTCACGGGAGCAACCGGAAGATTAAACCTTCCTGCTCCTGCTGGTAATTGTCCTGTGGGCGAATTATTAGGTGGGAACATTACAGGCATTTCCTCTTCCTCTTCGGATTCCTGATAAGCCTGCTCCAAATCAAAGTTAAGCCCCATCCTGCTTGCCCAAGTTTTCTTTGAAAGAACCTTGTACTTGTGAAGAATCTCATAAGCCTGGGCTAACTCCTTCAACTCGGCCAATACTATAGGTGGGAACTCTACTGTGCAATCGGTAGAAGTAGATTTTGGAAGTGGACCATAATCAATAGCATTTTGAATAACTACCTCAAAAAGCTGCTTGTAAAACGTTGAGAAGTAATCTTGCCAGTCTTCAATCTCCCTAATGAAAGGATTCTGGGCAATCTGTGTAGAAGCCATATTAGCATTAGAGTAATCTGCAGTAAGAATCATCTCTGGAAAACCAACAGCTGCTGCGATACAAAGCAGAATAGCCCTCCCGTCATCCCTTGCATCCTGTGCGTTTATGTTTGGGGAAAGCAAAGAGTAATTAACCTTGTCGCTTGTAGTAATAATACTGCCATGCTCAAATGCCTTCAGCTTTTTCCTGCTCTCATTCAGCCTGTCACTTAAACTGTCTTCCCTTATACTCTTAATCTTCCCAGAACTTCCCTGAATCTGCTTGACAAGGGCAATTGCGGAACGTACCTTGTTCAGTTTTATCCTACCCTCCAACCAGTCTTCGTACTGAGCAATCTTCTTTGCAGCAATCCGTAAAATAGAAACTCCACGCTTCTGGTCCGAATCGGCAAGAATCTTAAGGTGGATTACATCCTCAGCCTTTATGATTTCTGCCTCTGTCCCATCTTCTTTTACTCTGTAATACTCTATTACGTCTTCAATATCTTCCGGGTTGGTCTTTATCCCAAATGAGGTTGTGGGGTCTTTCTGTTTTTCAGCTGGCTGGGAAATGGAGGATGCCCGCACAAACCTTAACCTGACCAAACCATCATCTGTTTTCGACTTGAAAATCCTGTTGAATACTTCCCCGTCTCTAAACAGTCTGGTAGCTATTTCCTTCTCACGATGGTTGAACTTGTTTTCCTTAACAAACTTTTTCCATACGTCCTTTACCTTCTGGTTGTCGTCTTCTGGGATTATATTTGGTCCTTTTCCAAGTGTAAACTTAACAAGAGTCCTTATAATAGCCCTTGCATGGGTATTGTTGTGGTAAAACTTAAAAGCCTGTTCAAGCATAGTAGAGTGGTCAGAAGCACTCATCCTAAAATCAACTCCAGATTGAATCCATTCCGACTCGTCCGGATCTGCAATTGGAGTTGAACGAGCCTCCTCAAGAAGCCTGTTGGCTACCTTGTATTGGTTAAGCTCGTACTCTACTTCTGCTTCCCTTAACTCTTTCTTCTTTTTCCATCCACTAATTATTCCCATTTGTACTTTCCTTATAAAATAATTTTATGTATATTCCCTTGCCTTTTGTTTTATATAAAAACGAAACCAAGCAAAAGTATAATTACTTCTTCAACAGATACAGGATGATTCCACGGTATGCTTTCTTTAATTGTTCGTATGTTTTTTGGCTTACCCCACAACCACTCTTCCAACCCCATACCCTTTCCATGTGATTATTGGATATAGAATGCAAGGCATCACAAAATATAGCCTTGTGCTTTTTAGGTACGCTTTCTTGTATGTACTGATTTATAGTAAGAAGATTTACAAAAGTACCATTTATATCAGAAGGGATTAAGGAAAGGGTTTCCTTCAGTTCATCCATAGAAGGCTCAACGGATTCTTTTTCTGCATACTTTTTTAGTAAAAAATATTTTGTGTAATCAAAAAAGTGCTTTGGAAGTGGGACATCAAGGTTATTGTAGTATTGCAGACAAAAACAAAAAGCATCCCAACTTAACGAAAGCAATTCATCTTTGTCTTCCCACTTGTGCCAAGAACTTAGAATTGATTTCATCCAGATAAGCATCCATACTCTTAACTCCTCGTATAACTTATTCCTTGCCCTTACCCTGTAATGCTCTACCTTATAACTCTTGTATTTTCTGACAAGCTTTGTAAGCTCGTCTTGTTTCTCTTCAGATATATTAAGCTTCTGTTTCATTACCAGTATCCATCTCCCCTAATAGTTTCTTCTAAGGGAGTAAACATATCACGCAAGAAAGGAATCCCAGTAAGGATAACGTACCTGTCAACATCCATCCCGTGATCGTCCTGCTTCAAGATTGCGTTTACTCCCCTCTTCGGTCTCCCGTCCATGTCCAAATCATGCCTGTATCGCTCGAACTCCATATCAGTTCCAATCAAGTCTTCGTCTTCGCAATCAAGGTAGTCATCAAATATAAAGTAATTCGCCCCTCCACCTGGAGACCACAAGTGAGCCTTTACGATGTCTATCCCTGCTTCCCTATCGTTGTTTGCTTCATAAGTGTCTATGCTGTAAAGCCCCTCAAGATCTGTTCTTGACTGTTTTGCCGATGGGTCTGCGAAGATTGCTATAATATCAGAGAACCGTGGATGCTCTTTTATCTTATCGGCATGCTCTTCCGTAGTTCCAACTCCTCTATACTCGTAAATCAAATAGAATGTTGGCTTTACCTTTATGATTTCTGTCTCAAGTATTTCTTCAACCTCCTTCTTGAACTCTGTAACGTCAACTGCATAAAGCTTGAAAACAAACGGGCTGCTTTTGGTTCCCCCAAAATCTATTCCTGCTAAATAAATAATGTCCCTGTTAGAAAACCTTTTTGCTTTAAGGTCAATTCTTGTTATATTCCCATCATTGTCCTCTTCGTCCCTGTAAGACTCAAGCCAGTTTCTCTCTCTATTCCAATGGTCTCCATACACCAAAGCTCTTCTTGCTGGTTTCAGACAAAGCCATTCTGATTCCAGAACGTCCTTGTCCATTCCTCCAATATACTTTAGGATGAAATCGTCAATGCTATACCACCCATTAAGCTTCTTTGCTCTTCCCTTGCAAATCGGAAGTATGGGGCAATCCTTGTAAACCGGGTCACCTTTGCACTTCCTTGTACACTTCTCCAAAACCTCCCAGATACACCAAGAGTAAATCCCGTACCCGAGGATATATTCAGGCCAAGGGGTTTTCTTTGCCATGTTCATAAGCCTCTCGAATGTCCCGTCTGCTCTCTTTCTCGTTGAGGCAAATACGTTCTGAGACTTTATCTGCGGAGTTGACTTACACATGGAAAATCCCTGGTTAATAACGTCCCATGACATAAGCTCTACCTCATCGAATACTGCCTTCTGCGGATGAGGTGAATTAAGACCTGTCATTGTCCCGGTTACAATCTCAATCTTAGAGCCGTTGTTGTAAACTGCCTTTGTCATTGTTATCGGCTTATACTTCGGGATAAATATCTCATTAAACATTTCCCCCATCCCGCTTTCAGAACTCCGAATGTGAAACTTCTCAAAATGCTCGTGCATCTTCCCGGCCTGAGCACGGACGGCCCCGGCAGAAGCCACTTCACAACCAGTCTTAAAAGCCATGTTTAAGTGATTCAAAATCGCAAGGCTCAGGGTCTTCCCGCCAGTACGATTAGCCATTACAATTGCACTCCTCACCCTCTCGAAAAACAAGTCTGAAATAAACTTGAAGGGAGCGCAGTGGCCAGCCTTCTTGCATCTCGCTTCCCTTGGGATTGTCCATCCAAGAAAGCACCGGATATAGAAATGCAAACATTCGTCCTCATGAATTCCATTCTCCAGGTAAACGTCTAAAAGTTCTTTCCTGTAATTCTCGATGGAATCCCCCCTAAAGATGAACTCGTTTCCAAGCTCCCTGAACTCGTCTATCTCTTTCTTTATCTTTGGGGGTTTCCTGACAAAGCTTGCAAGGTAGTCTGTTATGTATCTTGCAGTCCTGTTCTGGAACTTTCCCCCGCTCTTGAGCTTTACAACCTTACTCATATTTCTCCTTCAACCTTTCAATTTCCCTTTTAATTTGGTCAAGGTCTAATTGATACTCCTGATATCTCTCTCTATCTGCTGGAGTCATTGTGGTTACATCATTGCTCCCACCATAGTATGACTCGATGTCTCTCATCCGCTGAATAATCCTGTCAACCTTGTCGTCCTGAATCTTCTGCTCCAACCGCATCGCAACAAATTGCAAGTCCTTTGCCTTTGCGACATAACTGTTCAGTCCAAACAAAATTGTCAAAATGGTAAACACACCAACTATGACTCCAACTGTTGTGTTGACTTTTGTGAGTTTCATTTCTTAACCTCCTTTACTGAGTAGTAACCAGATTATTAATGCACCAATCACTACATCTGGCCCCCACACGATAAATACCCAACTGTAACAATCTTACCAAACTCCAACTCTGAGTTTTACCTCTCTCCAAAGTCACCAGAGAAATAAATATGCCTTCTCAGTTTTGTTTATTAGACTTTACCCAAACTAAATCCTCCACTATTCTTTATTGGGTAAAAATGACTGTTTCGAATAAGAACATTCTTATGAGTAGCAAAGTGAATACCAGTGCTTTCTAAATACTTTATTTTGCAATTCTCAATCAGCACTTTCTCACCCCTATTCGGAAATGGAATTATTCTCTTGAAGTAAAACGAATCTCCGTTCCAGTGACGTTTACCTTCCTTTGCTTCCCTCTCAAACCTGTTTTCTGAACTTTCAATCTTGAGTGGTAATAGCATGGATAAACCGTGACCTCTACCTTATTCCCAATGCCCGCTTCTGAAGACAAAGTGTAAAGTCTTTTTTCCTTTATTAGCCTGTTGAGTTCTGTAATAAATGTAAAGTTGCTCTTTATTCTTGCTGTTGCCTTGTCTAAAGCATTTGTTAATGGTTCCGTGTTGCACCTTATCGTTACGTTGCTTATCTGATACCTCCTTAAAAAAATTCCAAAAAAATTTTCTATTAAATTTGTGTGACCCCCTACCTTATAGACCCTCCCAAAATCCCACTTTGCCTCACCCCCGCCCCCTACGACTTACCCCGTAGGCTATCTAAAAAAATGTAATCACCCCTTTTTCTATTTTCAAAGAGGTACTCACTTATCAACTTATCGTATCGTTATTCTCTATTCCATTCTTGTTTGTGCTATAGAGTGAATCTTGTTTCACTCTATAACCTTTCTTTCTATTCTTACCTTGTTGTATGTACAGGGTATTAGTGTATCGGGTATTGGCATCCATGTGATTATCTTTACCTATCTGCCCTTTCCTTATTCCTGTAACCCTTGGTAGTGTTGGGTTTGTTGTTTCTGAAATGATAAGGGGTACTTTTGGAAACTGGGAGATGTGTAAGGGGGTGGTTTGCTGATGTGTTACCTGTGTATATCCCATTTCTTTCCCCACTAACAATATCAACCACTTACCATTTCCTTTTTTCTTTTTCCTTTTCTATTCCCCCGTTACTGTTCT